TGCCGGAGATATCACGGGTACGGCTGCGACTGTGGCTGCGATTGTTAGAGAAAGACCGATAACGGCTGTTATCACAAGTGCGGCTACGGTAACTGCTGACGTTATCGAAGTTGCATATATTACAGGTACGATTACTAGTACCGCGACGTTGAACCAGCCGGTACTGATCCGCAAGGTTCCTCAGCCGGAACTTATCCTTTCTGTTACAAATGTAACAGGATCGTCCAATGAGCAAGAACAGCAGGATACTTTAGAACTACTAGTGGGGGTCTAATGGCTACTTACGATAACGGTGATCGGGTAAGGGTTACCGCGACGTTCAAATCTGCTGGTACGGCTGTGGCTACTACAGCAACCGGTACACAGAAGAAACCCAATGGAACCGATCTATCTCTGTCCGTTGAAGACGGTAGTGGTACCGGCATCTACTATGTTGATATCGATCTGGATCAGATTGGTACCCATACGGTCAAGATTGCCAGTACCGACGTTGTTATAGCCGCCGAAACAATTGAGTTGGTGGTAGCGAAGTCGATCTTCGACCACTCATGATTACTAACGCCGCCAAGGACAAGGGCGAATCCACACGCGCCCTGTTTATGGAGGCGTTACACGAACACGGCAAGATTGAAGCAGCGTGCCGGATTGCTGGTGTTACACGCTCCGCATACGATAAGTGGCGTCAACGTATCCCAGGTTTCTCAGAACGGGCTGATGCGATCCGCCATGAGGCTCTGAAGCGTGGCGACCATCCGTGGGATGGCACGTTTGCATCATTTCGCGGCCAGTATTTTGATCATCTGTCGCCGTGGTTTCACATTCAGGCCATTGATGCCTATGAGAATACTCAACCCGGTAATCTGACGTTGATTCTGTGGCCTCCGGAACACGGTAAGACGACATTGGCTGAAGATTACTTTTGTTACAAACTCGCAACAAACCCTGAGTTTCGTATCACTATAGGATCAGAGGGACAGGACATGTCTCGTAAGATTCTTGGCCGTATTCGTAGCCGTATGGAGCCATTTGGCCCGTATCCGCGATATGTGGCAAAGTTCGGGCCATTCGTTCCACAGAACCGGTCTGGTCGTAAAACGACACAGGTATGGGGTGCAGACTACTTTAATGTGTTCAAGAAGCAGGTATTTGATGAACGTGACTATTCGATGGTGGCATTGGGGTGGCGGTCGAAGATTGCTGGTACCCGTACCGATCATTTGCATGTAGATGATATCCAATCGCGTGTTTCTTTAAATCTTACGGAGCAAATGTTTGAGGTATTCCGGCAGGACTGGTTGACACGCCCCGGTGAAAAGGGGCGTACTAGTATTAACGGTACCCGTGTCGGAGAAGGCGACTTCTACGAGCGGATAATGACCGAAATCGATAAAGACATTCTGCAAGTCATCAAGTTTCCGGCAATCATTACGAATAGTAAGGGTGAACCGGAACCGTTGTGGCCGGAAATGTTCTCAATGGAGGCATTGGATCGTATCCGTCGCAAGGTGGGCGAGGAGGCTTGGTCACGGAACTATATGCAGGAGAGGTCGGTAAACCATGAGCCGCCACAAAACTGTTCGATATATATTGGGCTTGATCCTGCTCTCGGTTCCAATAACTGTGTGGTGGCTGCTACGCCGCATGACGGAAAACTTAAAATTCTTTTCATTCGGGAAGATACTGGTCTGACCCGCAATGAGCAGATCCTCGGAGTTGTTGAGGATGCTGTTCTGCAATGCATGAGGAACGGGGCGAGTGTTTCCGATGTTGTGATTGAGGCGATGGTATTCCAGAAGGGGTTGTCGCGTGATGAGCGTCTAATTGAGATGACTAATCGTTACGGGTTCCGGGTTAGGGAACATCTGACTGGTGTCAACAAGTATGATGAGACAATTGGTGTGCCATCGATGGCATTGTCGTTTATGCGTGGTGAAATCGATATCCCGTATGCGGATGACAAGTCTACTAGACACATGGTGGATCAGTTCCTTCGCCAGTTGAAGGCATGGCGTCCGTTGAAGCGTGGTACCCGGTTGCGTCAGGATCAGGTTATGGCGTTCTGGTTCATTTGGATTCTTTGGCGTCAGCGTAAACAATCATTTGACGTGGATACTTCACAATTCGACTATAAAGGACTACCGTGGAAGACATCTATGTCTCCTAGTAAGGTGTTTTGATGTATACTTTCGATGAGATTGTTGGCATTGTAAGACACCGGCAGGATGCTCAATCTCCGCTGCTTAACCGCATGTTGGATGTAAGGGATCGATATAATGGTGATTATGTTATTCCGCTTCCGTCTATGGAGGGTGAACCGGTTCTTCCGCCGCTTACTCCGGCACTTATCGCTGAAAACATTGATGCAGTAGCACAGCGCGCATCATCTGTTCTTCCATTTATCGGATGCCCAGCAATTGATCCAGCAAAGGAGCGGGGTGTCCGATCTCGTGAATATGCCGATATCCGTCGCAGGGCACTAGCGGCGACATGGTATCAGTCGAAGTATAAGGTAAAGATCCGTCGTGCTTATCGGCATTTAGCCGGATATGCCACGTCTTGTCTGGTGGTATCTCCCGACTTTGATAAGGGTCTACCACGTATTGATGTACGTGATCCGTTGGGTGTCTTCCCTGAACCGAAGGCATATGAAGACTACGATCCGCCGCTGAACTGTGCATTTATACATGGCAAGTCTGGTACATGGTTACGTAGCCGTTATCCGGCTTCACGAATGGAAAATGGTGGACCTATTCAACCGGATGACAGGTCAAGTCAAGAATTGTGGGATGTCGTTGAATGGGTTGATGCAGAACACATGGTTATCGGAATCATGGGGCCACGATACGACTATCATAGACATGCTCATTCTACCCATTCGGCACAAAAGGAATTATCACGTTCCGTAAACCGGGCAGGTATTCCGTGTGTAATCACGCCGGGGCGTGTTACGCTTGATAAGATCGCATCATCGATCTCCAACGTTATCGGCATCGTTGATTTGATGTCAAAGATGATGGCATTGGAAATTATGGCAACAGAGAAGGCAATCTTTCCTGATCGCTATATTATCGGTCGGTCGGGTCAGGTGCCAATGATTGTCGGCGGTGAGTGGAAAGATGGCCGTGAGGGGCAGGTAAACATCCTGCTTGATGCTGAACAGATCGGAGAACTCCGGTCGTCACCTGATCCGACTACTAACATTGCAATCGACCGATTGGAACGCAATGCGCGAATCTCTACCGGAACCGTACCTCAAATCGGTGGTGAAACATACGGGGCTTTGCGTACCGGACGCGGTATCGACGCGCTCATGGGTGCCGCTCTGGATCCGCGTATTCAGGAAATGCAGGAAATTATGGAGGCTCACCTTCCACATTTGAATGAATCTATTTTTGCCACCTATAAGGGATACTTCGGTGGAAAGAAGTTCTCAATGTATACGGGTTATGCCGGAGACTTCGGACAGGTCGTATTTACTCCGAATGAACACTTTGAAACATACGATAATGTCGTATCGCATTCGATACCCGGAGCGGATATTCAGGGTACGACTATTCAACTGGGACAATTGTTGGGTATGAAGGGAATCAGTTTGCGTACCTTCCGCACTAAGCATCCGTTTATCGATGATGCAGAAATGGAAGGCCGTCGTGTAGACGAGGAACAGTTGGAAGAGGCGGTAATGGCGTCTATCCAGCAGCAGGCTTTGTCGGGCCAGTTGCCTGTCGTGTATGTAGCCAAGATCGAAAAGCACCGTAAGAAGGGATTGGATATCTTTCGGGCTATCGAAAAAGCCGATGAAGAAATCCGGCAGGAGCAGGCTGCTGTTGCTCCGCCACCGGGAGAAGGGCAGGTGATCGCACCGGAGCAGGCGTTGGGGTTGGCAGGTGGGCCAGAGGCAGCGGTACAGCAGGGCGCACCACCGACTGATGAGTTTTCACCGGGTGCGGCAGAGCAATTGGTTTCCGCATTAAGGGCTGGATAATGCCTCGCGGTAAGAGAACTCAACCAGCGCAGACTCCCAGTATGGAAGCCGGTGCTTCCTATGGTGAGGTTTCAGATAATCTAGTTGCCCAGAATCCGAATGAGGGAGGTATTCCGCTTCCCCAGACTCGTGAACCGGGACAGGCACCTGTACCTGCATCTGCACCCACACCCGGCCCGTTACCGGTAGAGCAGGCACAGGGATTCACTCCGAATATTACGCCGCTATTGGCTCCCGGTCAGAATCGTCCATCGCCGCGTATGATGCAACCTCTTACGGTACAGCAACGAACAGCAGAAATGTTGCAGAATTGGGCTGTCGCTACAGGTGATCCGTTGATTGCTGAGGCTGCTGCCCAACTACAGGGTCCGTAATGCAACGTACACCGCTTGCTCCAAGTCTGAACCAGATATGGGATGTTCCGACTTCGATATTCAATGATGCCGCTTATGGCCGTCGAATGCAGTTGTTGTTGGATACGGGTGCGTCAAGATTTCTTGATGTGGGAACAGACACATTGGTTGCTCTTGCTTCCAGTAGTTTATCTGATGAGGACATAGTAGATCAGGCTTTTCGCGGTGTCAGCCAGATTCAGTTCAATCAGATGCGGGCATCATTTGAAGCAATGCCAATGCAGTTGCAGACGGCAGAATTTTTTGGGTTGACAGAGCGGGCGCAACACTTGTTGCAACGTACCGGATATCAGGTACCTGAGGAAAAAGACCCCAAGGGTTTGATGGAACGGATCTTTACTTGGGATATTCCCTTACTTCCTGAAGAGCATTTCATGGGGAAAGGCCCGTTAGGTACTGCAATCAAGATTGGTATGGGACCGGTACGGGCCATGGGTTTCGGTATCGGTACTGTTGCCCGGAACGTGTGGGAACACGGAGTAATGAAGCCGTCACGGTTTGCTACCCGTACAGGACGTTCTCTGGCCTATATGGCGGAGCAGGGGTTGGCTTCATCCCGATTGGATGCTCTTGGCGGGCCAGTAACGCTGGCTGCAATGTTCAGCAGGCCGAAGATGTGGAAGGAAGCGTGGGATCGTACTCGTCTGGATGACGGTTCTTTCTATGGAACTGCTACCGATAAGGCAATTGATCTAGTTGGTGATGCACACACTGAACTGCTTCAGTTGTTTATCAGGGATGGTGGACAGGGCATCTACGATGCATTTGAAAGCATGGGTGCTGAAGGCGGATGGGATCAGGCTAGGATCACCGACGAGTTCAAGAATTGGATGTCGTTGTTATCTAATCCTGACATGGTTCAGGCGTTGGATGTTCTTGAGAGTGGCCGATTGACGATGGCTGATGCATCTGTCCGGTCGTGGAATAGGGCTACACCGTTCGATGTCCGTCCCGGCACGATGCCTGCAACAGTTATTGGTGTCACAGGGTCGCTTGCTGCGGAGATCTTGTTGGATCCGACTACATGGATATTCGGATTCTGGGGAAAGATTGTACGGGCGGGGCGTGCAGGAATAAGAGCAGGGCAGAATGGTAAAACGGTTGAGATGTGGCGTCGTATCGCCATTGCGGAAAACGCCAGCGAGGGTGGTAAGTGGCGTCCGAATTTGGTTATAAAAAATCCTGTTACCGGTGAGTCTACCAATGCTACTGCCGAAGTAAGAGAGTGGCTTCATAAAGGCGGATTTAGTGCGTTGGCTGGAACGAACATCAGCATTCGGGCGCAGGCGCGAGCCATCAACAGACTGGTTGATCGTATCAATGGTGCGTTCAAGGAATTGGATGAGGTTGCTGATTTCAAAGCAGCGTTGTTGCGAGACAATCCGGGTATTACCGGGGGGGAATTTGCCGCAGCCGTAAAAGAATTCGGTGTTGCAGAAAATGAGTTGATTCTGTTGTTGCGTGACATGCCTGCACTCAATGCGGTTGTGGATGATATGAGGGCGTGGCATAGGGCGCGGCGTCAAACATGGTATGTGATTGATGAGGCTACCGGTGAATATATGTTGCGTACTCCGAATAGTGGAGTAACGCCGGGTGCGCGAAGGATAGATGAAATTGAGCAGCATGTATCCACATTGGCTGATGAAGAAGGATTCTGGGATTTCCTTATGGATAAGGAGGGCTGGAACGCACTGGCTTCCAAGTTGGGTGGTGTCAATCCGGAAGCGATGTGGATTCCAAAGATCGGATCTGTCAATCGTCCGCACATGCGAGCCAAGAAATACATGCGGGAAGTATTGGATTTCGACAAGTTTCCTGAAGCAGCCCGTGCCGACATAGCGCGTCTTGCTGCACAATACTTAGCGAAACAGACCAATTATGTTCATAAACATATTTGGGATGATATCCAGAATAAGACACTGACTTTGAGTAAAAAGATTGACGAACCCGGACTTCGTTCAATTCTGGATAATCCACTGGCTGATCAGGCCAGCGAATACGGTCTGATGGCAGAGGATTTTACTGCGATCAACAAGGCGCGGGATTTTTACCAGAAGGATGCTGCACAGGTTATTTTAGAGGACGGCCAATTATCGGAACTCCTACATTGGTATCAGGCCAATGGTTATAGGACTATCGATGGCGAACTTGTCCTCACAGAATTTCCCAATATTGGGCCGTTCTCTGGGGCACGTCCTGCGGCAAAGAATTATTATGAGAAGCAGATACATAAGCCGGGTAGCGTAAACGCCGATCTTGCTTCAATGCAGGCGCGTGGTTTGTTGGGTGGTGCTGCTGCCGGGTTGGCTTATTATCCGGCGAAGTTCGCTGAGAAACTTACAACCTATATACCACGTTCCAATTTCTTGGAGGTCTTGGATTCGGATACGGCGATCAGAGAATTTACTGCTCTGATTGATATAGGTTCGTTATCAGGAATGTCACGGACAAAGATAGATCAGTATCTTCGCACGTTTGTGATGGGTAATGAGTCTGAGCGTTGGCTTGTTCAGAACGAATTCTTTCTGGACTTTATCGGTCGTAGCGGTGCACTTGTTCATGGCGGACGCGATGTGCAGGAATTCATCGAACGGTTTATCCGGTACGGATATCAACGATATGCGAATATTGCAGATGATGTCGTTGGTGTGCGTGGTACTAATGTGTCTCGTGCCATTATCCCCGGTACGCATCATCAAGCGCAGTTTGCGGTAGCAAATGTTATCCCGAATTATCGTGAGTTGGCTGCGTTGACTCGTTATATGGGATTCTATCGTTGGGCAGGTTGGGGTCTGCACCTTCCCACTATCGACAAGTTTCTCGCTAGGACTTGGCGTCCAGCCGTATTGTTACGATTGGGTTACGTCGCCCGTAACGGTGGCGAAGAGTTGATGTCATGGTGGTTGCGTC